TTTTCTGCTAAAGATTGTTTTAATATTTCTTCTGCCTGTTCTAATTCAATTTGGAAATATTCTTCAATCTTGGTCTTAAACTCTTCGTCATACTTCTTCCACCTGTAGTAAGAAACATCACTACAACCGCATAGTTTGGTTGCCTGTTTTACCGATTTACCTTCGGCTAGTTTATTGATAATACAATTCTGCTTTTGGATAGTTGAATGTCTGTTCTTGGCTTCCCTTGAATAGACATAATTACCCTGTCTGCTTTTTGGTTTATCATTTTGATTTGGCTGTTCCATACATATCAATTCTTTCTTGTTGGGTAGATGGTCTTACCCCTAATTTTGTAAAAATGAACTCGTCTATTAAACGCAATTCACTATTTGCTATATTGCCCCAACCACGACTGGCGAGCCTACTTTCTACCTTCTGTAATGGACTTTGCTTACACGAACACATTTCCTTTTTCCTTTCTTAAATCATCTAATCGTTTATTTGCTTCCCAAAAGATTTCTGTGAAATAATAACACATTTCGTAGTTGTCGTTTTCGGTGTGGTGTTTTATTTGTTCTTCAATATTCGCTAGTGTGTTGTTTAACAACTGCGATGGTAATATATCCGTCATCTGTGATGTGATGATGATTTGTTGAAACAATATATCAACTCCTACTTCTATTACCTTCTTCCTGTCTTCAATAGGTAGGTTAAACAATTCACCTACTTCAACATCTTCTATATTATCAATCATAGTGCGTTTCGTTTTACTTCAGGGTTCATATCACTTCTAAAAGAATATAACTCCTTTTCCAATTTTTCAATATGGGTTTGGTATTTTTCTAATTGTAATTTTAATTCTTTTACTTCAGCCTTCAAGTCATTTATTGCCATCGTATAAACAGATATTACTTCTTTAACATTTTCAATTTCCAATCTGTTTGCTTCTGCCTTGGTTTTTCTATTACCAACGATGTATCCTACTATCGTTGAAATAAAACCAATTACAGCGGTCGTTATTACATCATTCATAATCTATAAATATTAGTTGTCCTTGTTTTTTATTGGTAAATTATGTCGTTCGTGAAATTGTATCCAAATCGGTATGTTCCCTAATGTATCATAATTCAAGTTATTTAGAATTACTTTTAGTTCCCTATCCATATTTTCCCTTTGTGTTTGTTGTCCTTTTGATGCTCTACAATTCATACACATCAAACAATTCCCATAAGCGTCTATGTAATCTATACAACCCCTAAACTTTGTTTTGGGGAGCCATCTATCACAATACCTACATTCATATTCCCATTCCCCGTATTCATCAACACGCTTTCTTCTAATCAGTAAATCATCATCATTTAGTTCCATCTTCGTTTAATTAAAAAAGGGGGGTTGAATAGTTAGGACAAACGAATAAGAATAGTATATGGGAAACACTATTAGAAAGCAAACCCCCCCTGATAAATATAGTCATCATTATCAACAATATCCATATTATCATTTTCTAAATGAAAATATAAAATGTTTCTTTCTTCCTGATTTAATGATGTGTGAAATATTTTAAGAAAAAATATTTCATAATCATCAGTATTCCATTCAAGCATTTTTCGTTTAGTTGCTTCTACATCGTGTCGTTGAAACCATCGTTCCATTCTGTTTATCTGTTTCATAATAAAGGTTTTTCTTTAATAGGTAGTTCAATCTTCATTTCAGCTGGAACCCACACACAATTATACGAACTTCTTTTCACACCAAATCTGTTTTTGATTACAGACATCGTTGCTCGGTTCTGTTCTTCTTGTTCGGGACTTCTGGTTAAAGCCAAGATAAATGATGCTTTCTGTGCTTTGGATATTGACCCTGAAATATTTTCTATTGATAGTTCTTTGTTTATTCCACTTCTGTTTGCTTGAACCGCAGACCATAATGCGATGTTATACTTTTGACTGATGTGTTCCAATTCATTTACGATTGAAATATCATTCTGCCATATTTCTTTCTTGTTAGACCCAACCAAACAATCCACATAATCCAATACAATCACATCAGGAATAAACCCATCTTGAATTGTGTTATTGATTAGTGCTTCAATATCTTTGGTTGTTGTGTTGTTTGATTTCATTTGGACTAAACGAAGGTTGGAAATTGTCTTTCCCCTTCGTAAGTCGTCCGTTGAAGGATTACCAAGTTTGGTTCTGTGTGCTCTTAAATAAGTGTTTCTATGACCCTCAAATACTATGTGTAATGTCTTGTATCCATTCAACATAAAATTATTTGCCAGATAGGTTAGAAATACGGATTTACCCACACCTGTTCCTGCCAACAACAATCCCAATTCACCTTTTGCTATTCCGTATTCATCAATCAATTCCAATTTGGTTGGAATTGGTTGTCTTGTTTCTTCTTCAAGTTCTTCCCAAAGGAATATGGTTTCGTAGTTCGGGTTTTCTTGTTGAAGATTATTCACATCAACAATCACCTTTTCCAATTCTTCACTTGATAGTTTTTCAATCTTGTTCGCAGTTTTGGAAACAATATTGTCCTTTAATCTTTTCTTTAGGTTGTCTTCCAAATAGTTCATTTCACCTTCAGTAAGTTCTATTGGGTCAATTACCAATAACAAATGGTCTATACAGATTTTAGTAATCTGTGGTGCTACACCTTCGTTGATAATCATATCACAAACGAAATCTATACTTGGGACTTCATTATACTTTCCGTAATATTCTATAATGTGTTGAAGGATATACTTGTTATACTTTTCAACAAATATTTCATCACGGGTAATGTATTCAATATTCTTGATTAGAATACTGGGTTTGTTGAAAATGGATTTCAACATCTTATTCTCAAAATCTTTTATCATATCGTCAAAGTTAAAACTTTTTTTTTAGATTTCCAAAGGTTTATTATTTACATTATACAATATGATATTATTTTTCTTTTCATAAGAAAAAAAAATAATATCATTTATATTGTTAAATGATAATAAATCCTTTAGGACTTTTGGTTAGAGCTCTATATCTCCCCACCTTCCGTTTTTATCCATAGGGTTCTTCAACCCGATATTGATTTTGGTAATCTGTGTTCGTGATACTTTGTATTTTTCTGCTATTTGCTGATGGGTGTAATCCCCCGTTTCCAATAACATTTTAATTTTACGAACTTGTGTCGGTGATAATACTGGTCTTCCCATAATCTTACTTCTTTAAGTTTTGATAAAAGTTTATGGACTTTTCAAGGGATAATTCCCTTTGCCATTCTTGTTGTTTAACGATAAGATATTCTTTGTTGGTAAGTTTGTCGTGAAGGTGGCGTTCCGCAACGGGTCGCACTTCCTTCTTATTATTGTTTCCCATATACAATAAATAGTTCCTGATGGAACAAAAGTCAAACTAATAAAAAATAAAATTAAATTATTTTTGACCCAACTTTCGTTCAGGTTCAGTAAAAGGTTGTCGTAGTGCTTGACGCATTTGTTCTGCGTGTTCTTTACAAATGGATTGTCTTACCCCAATCTGTCCTACATTTCTAACCATATCAGCAGTAGTGGAACAACGGGATACATAACCCGATATACTTTCACCCCTATTATACTTCGGTAGATACACTTTATTTGGTGTTTAAGACACTTTATTAGTAGCAGCACATATTGTTATAGCTGAACCTTCTACGAGCTCCTAAAACAAGACCACCATTTCTAAACTTATCACGGGGATTTGCTGGTTGTAATCCGTTGGAAAGCATATAAGTATAGTATGGGACATAATCGTTTTGGTTCCAGTATAACCAATCATTACATCTTTGACTATAATAAGTTGCTAAATCTTGAAACTCATTTTTCAAGGTTCGCCAAACAGATAAATCAACATTATTACTGAACTCCCCTTGTTGTGATTGAACGCCCCTGTTTGCGTATTTTGCTAATAGGTTGATTGTTAGATAATTCATCGTCCAATACAACACTACATTCTGTAGGTAATTATCCAATAAGAACTTGAACCTTTCATTAGCAGGGTCATCAATCGTGTTGGTGATAATCAATTCATTTATCTTATCAAACAATCTATCACCCAATATATCACGAGCGTTGATGAAGTGAGCCTGTTGTAAGGCAGGTAAGATGTTTCCACTTAAAAGGGAATATTCTACAGGTAAATTATCACGAACATAACTTTCGTCTATCCAATATATCATAATTCAGGTGTTCTAAACTTGTTTATCAATTTAATTGGTCTATCGTATTTTAACGCTAATATGTTTTCAATAGATGCGTTTGCTTTTCTAACCATAGGCTTAATTGTGGTTTCCATCATCAAGTTCCAAGCCACATTTATTTCTTCTGCGTTTTGACTGAATGCTGAATTATTCAAGGTTGAAATACCAAGAAGTAATGGTGATGCGACTTGTTGTCCTGTAAGGATTGCCTGAACGCACATTTGTAATATTTCGGTATAGAAACTATCATTACCCGTATTACTGATTGGTTCAATAACAGGTCTTTCATCAGCAGAATTACTGAACGCCAACATAAGTTTTTGTCCGTTCTTTCCTTGATAAGACCTAACCAATTCTTCGTATGTAGAAAGTCGTTCTTCAGGGGTAGGGTCTCCTATCAAACTTACAAATAAGTTCGGCATAAGTGATGCTGCCAAGTTTGTCTTGTGGAATTGGTAGATTTCTGCTTCCAATACACAACTATCAATAGACGATTGATATGGTGTTAAAGGGTAGTGTCTATTCATCGTTGGGGTATAATCTTTCCAATATACCATTTCACGACCTTCACGGGTTTCCATATTTAATGATTGGAACTTTACAACTAATCTTTTTTGTTGTGTGTTCTGCCAATCTTCACATACATAAAAAACACCATTTTCCCTGTTGTGTATTTCTACATCTTGTTTTCCAACACGAACATCTTGGAATGGAATATGGTAAATACTTTCAATTCTACTTCCATCACGGCTTTTAATTACTTCCAAACTATAACCACCGAATAACCAAATATCATAAAATACTTTGTAATATAATTCACTAATCGTTTCGTATTTATTCACCAACACATTTCCTAAATCTTCAATTTCAACACCATCGCCATAGGTCATATTTACTTTAGCATCAATAGCCACCGACATCGTAGGTGAATGTTCTTTTACTTGAAGGATAAATTGTGGGTAATCATTTCGTAATCCCCACATAACCCAAGGCTTGCTTCTTTCGGTTGCTTCCCTATTTTCACGGGTGTCTAATCTGTTGATTTGATAATCAACATTAAACGAATGGATTTTAGGTTCTATTGGTTTCTGTATGTTTTCCATATTTCTATAAATATAAGTTATACCTTTATTGTTTGTAGTTTAATTATCTAGGTGGGTAAAGATTAGGGCCTGGTTTAGATGTTGAAGCATATAAATCACTTACACCAAATGCTACACTTGTATTTGTTGAAGCGCTCCAAGTAATACCATCAGTAGAATATGCTATTACTGGACGGGGATTTGATACTCCAGGACCAGCATAAGTATTACCCACTACTATAAACTTACTACCATTCCAAGAAACCGAATGTGATGTTGGTGATGCTCCACTTGTTGCGAATATTGTATTACCATTTGACGAACCAGTCCAAGTTAAACCATCGTTGGAATAACCTAAAACATTTGTTCCACTTCCACCAGCGACAAATCTACTACCATTCCAAGCAACACAATCAACACTACTACTGAATATACTACTACCATTTGTAGATGCCGACCAAGTTATACCATCGTTGGAAACTGCTATTCTATCCCCGCCTAGACCGACAGCAACCCATAATGAACCATTCCAAGCAACATCTCTACCTTGTGATGTGATAAATGAATTACCATTTGTAGATGCCGACCAAGTTATACCATCGTTGGAATAACCTAATCTATTTGTTCCATAACCGCCAGCAACAAATCTACTACCATTCCAAGCAATACCATAAACACCAGAAGTGAATATTGTATTACCATTTGACGAATTAGTCCAAGTTAAACCATCGGTAGAATATGCTAATTTATTTGTTCCCTGACTTGAACCAGCGACCCATAATGAACCATTCCAAGCAATAGCATTTACAAAATTATTAAATATTGAATTACCATTTGTAGATGCCGACCAAGTTAAACCATCGTTGGAATAACCTAAAACATTTGTTCCAACACCGCCAGCAACAAATCTACTACCATTCCAACCAAGACCAAAAACTCCAGTCCCGAATATTGAATTACCATTTGTAGATGCCGACCAAGTTATACCATCGTTGGAATAACCTAATTTATTTGTCGTTTCACCGCCAGCAACAAATATAGGTATTTGTGTTGAACTTGGCGTAATTGTCGGGGTCGGCGTAGTCGTTTGTGTGTTCGTTGGTGTGATTGAAGGGGTAATGGAAGGCGTTGGCGTTGGTGTCCCTGTATTCGTTGGGGTAATGGAAGGCGTTGGCGTTAAAGTGGAAGTCGGTGTCTGCGTAGGTGTCCCTGTGTTCGTTGGGGTAATGGAAGGCGTTGGCGTTAAAGTGGAAGTCGGTGTCTGCGTAGGTGTCCCCGTATTTGTTGGGGTAATTGAAGGTGTAGGTGTTAAAGTGGAAGTAGCCGTAATTGAAGGCGTAGGTGTTAAAGTGGAAGTCGGCGTCTGCGTAGGTGTTCCCGTATTTGTAGGTGTGATTGAAGGGGTAATGGAAGGGGTGATAGAAGGCGTCGGCGTTGGTGATGCCGTGTTTGATGGCGTCGGTGTTATACCATCACCATTCTTATAGTAGATTTTATTAGGCTCAAAGTTCGCAGTATTACCTGTATAAAACTCGTTTTCAACAGGAACGAATATAAACGCCAAACTATTTAACAACTTTTCACCTGAAGGATTTAATGATGTTGAATTAGGTGGCATTTCATAAATCCCTAACCAGTATTGGTTTTCATTTACAAGGTGTAAATTACAATCAGTTCCCGCACTATAAATATAGTTTTCAGGTTGGTTCTTAAATGTGTTAAATGTGAATACATCATAACGACCAGTATAAGCACTTGGGTAAGTAGATGTGCTGTTTTCAGGGTAGAAACTTACGATGTTTCTACCTTGAGCGTTCTGTAATCTCCACAGGTATTTTGGATTGGCACCAAAGTTCCCCGTCTTGTATTGGGATACATTTACGAAGATGTTATTGACTGCGTTTTGTTCTATGTATATCATATTTTAATATGTGTTTCTTCCTAATGCGGTTTGGAATGCGTTGATTATACTTGATAATGTAGTCATTTCACCTGAACTAAATTGTCTTCCAAAATGAGCGAATATTATATTTGATGGATTACCAATACCAAGATTTCCATTACTATTACCTATGTAATGTGTTTTGTTTGTGAAATCTGGTATTTGTGTATTATTAACAACTAACACACCATCTTTAGTTCCCAAAACATCTGTTCCTGTTGATGTTGCGATAAAGTATCCAATACCTGCTGCTGAAGGTTGATTATATGAACGATACGATGATGCAGCCGATTTAACATTTGATATAAATTGAACGCTACTAAATGATGTATAAATACCAACCTCAATAGTTCCTGCTGTTGTATTTGTTGAACCTATATCTTGAACTCCTTTATTGCTTAATGTTGTTGTATAAATTGATACAGATTGGTCTGCAGCTGTTGGAACAACTAAAGATGCGTCATAATAAGTTTCTGCGTATGTTCCTGGACCACCATTATTTATCATACCAGATGCGTTATGCGTCCAAACACCATTAAAAGTCAATCTAAATGCGGCATCAGTATCTAATGGATTTATAGCATTAAACTTGTGTGATGCTGCCGTGCCACCTAGAACTGGATACATAGCGTCTATTCTTGTATAAAGTCCATTTGACTTTAACGCCAAGAACATATTATTTGTTGCCGCAGACATCGGTGATGAAACAGCACCACCCGCAGCAACAACGGCAGATAAGTAAGCAGCGGCATCAGGGTCAAATCCCGCTGGCGTTTGACTTGGGGTATTCGTTGGTGTTGGTGTCGCAGTTGAAGTTCTTGTCGGTGTAGGCGTTTTTGTATTAGTAGGTGTGTTGGTAATCGTTGGTGTGATTGAAGGGGTAATAGAAGGCGTCGGCGTTGGTGTAGTAGTGTTGGTAGGCGTAGGCGTTGGCGTAGGTGGAATTGGACTTGGTGATGGGTCAGGAAATAAAATTGGTGGGATTTGTCCCCCGTAATTATACACTTGTTCGCCTTGGAAGTATTGGGTAAGTAATGATTTAACCTTCATTTTGTATTTGTTGATGAACCTGTTTGATTAGGTCATTCACATTCGTATCACCACATTTACCCATATTAAATAACTTGGTAAATATTAGGTCATCATTCCTGTAGAATAGAACCTTTATTGTAATTATTTCACTATGTAAATCAAGTCGTAAGTTAGTTAAAATAT